AACGGCTATATGCAGATCGACAAATGGAAGGTATGCGGTGAAGGTGAAATGCCGGATTTGAAGGGAAAAGCGTGCTGGATCGGTGTCGACCTCTCCAAGAAAATCGACCTTACAAGTATCAGCTTCGAATTTGCGCTGGATGACGGTAGTTATGCGGTCCTGAGTCATTCGTTTATCCCTGAAGATACGCTCGCGGGAAAGCGGCAGACAGACAAATTCCAATACGATTTGATGGTCCGTCAAGGTTGGATTACAGCAACGCCGGGCGCCGTCGTTGATTACCGCTTCATCATGAAGTACATCAAAGATCAGGTCGAGTCGAACGGTTGGATCGTGCAGGAAATATGCTTCGACCCGTACAACGCGACGCAATTCGCAGAAGAAATGACGACAGAAGGATTCAACTGCATCGAGATTCGCCAAGGCATACCGACGCTTTCGGAGCCGACGAAGAACTTCAGGGAAGAAGTGTATCAAGGCAACGTCGTACACAATAACAACCCGGTTCTCACGTGGGCTTTTTCTAATGCTGTCGTGAAAGAGGACCATAACGAGAATATACAACTCGACAAGGCGAAGTCGACGGCCCGGATCGACCCCGCGGCTGCCGTGATTAACTCACATGTTCGAGCGATGCAGAAGCCGGAGGAATCTGTTTACGAAAGGAGGGACGTCCGGACGGTATGAAAAAACTACTGAAGAAAATAAGCGCTGATGATGCATTCTTTTTCCTTGGCCTGTGCCTGATATGGTACGGGTCATTTTGTTTGAATAAGCCGATTTCGTTCATCTTGATCGGACTCGCTTTCGTCTTCATCGGCATCAAAGCAACAAGGCAGACGAAAGGAGGTGACAAATAGCTATGGGCATCGTATCGGAAATATTCGGAAAAAGCTCAACCGGTCCAGAAAAGCCTAAATCTTGGTTCCCTGATATTTTCGGGGGTCACTCGAAAACGGGTATTACGGTCACCGAATTCAGCGCGATGCAGTACACGGCTGTGATGGCTTGTGTGAAGGTCATTTCTGAAACCATCGCGGCCCTGCCATTTCCGGTCTATCAACGTCAACCAGGCGGCGGCAAGGCGCGGGCGCCGGATCACCCGCTTTATACGATCCTTCACGACGTCGCTAATGAGGAAATGCCGTCGTTCATCTTCCGCGAAACCATGACGTCACACGTTCTGTTATGGGGGAACGCATACGCTCAGATTCAGCGCAACAATGCCGGGCAAGTCATCGGCTTATGGCCGCTTCGACCGGATCGGACATGGTGCGAGCGTAACGAGAAAGGGAAACTGCGGTACTTTACCACGATGGACGACGGCCGGCAAGTAGTATTTGGTTTCGATGACGTTTTTCACATTCCGGGCCTCGGTTATAACGGGCTGTGTGGCTTCTCCCCTATACGGATGGCAATGGAAGCGGTTGGCCTTGGCCTAGCAGCTGAAGCGTTCGGAGGCGAGTTTTTCGGCAATGGTACGAATGTCGGCGCCGTAGTGACGACGGATAAGGTGCTAAGCGACAAAGCATTCGAGCATCTTAAAGGCTCGTTGCAGGAGAAATACGAGGGCTTGGGCAAGGCTCACAAACTCATGCTACTTGAGGAAGGCATGAAGTTCGCCCGCAATGTCATCCCGCCAAACGAGGCCCAATTTCTCGAAACGCGGAGATTCCAGCGCAACGAAATCGCATCGATTTATCGCGTGCCGCCGCACATGATCGCGGATTTGGAGCGGGCAACGTTTTCGAACATCGAAAACCAAGACATTGGTTTTGTTAAACACACGATGCTCTCATGGTTCAGACGATGGGAATCATTTGCCCAATTAAAGCTTTTCACTCCCCGCGAGCGAAAGGCTTTTTTTGCTGAATTCTCGGTTGACGGCCTGCTTCGCGGAGACTCTACAGCTCGCGCTGCTTTCTACAAGGAAATGTTCATGCTCGGAGCCTACTCCCAAAACGACATCCGTGCTAAGGAGAACGATAACCCGATTGATGGCGGTGACAGGTACTGGGTGCCGCTCAATATGGTTCCAATCGATAAGGTCGACGAGGTGCTGGCTGGCAAGATTCTACCGAAAGGAGGTGATCCAAACAATGCCGGATGAGAACAAACAGCATCGCGAGCAGCGATCATTTCCATGCTCGGCCAAGCTTGAACTGCGCGCCGGCGACAACGGACAGCAACGGTTGACCGGGTATTTCATCGAGTGGGAACAGAAGTCTAATCCGATCTGGGGCTATTTCCGCGAGAAATTCGCAAAAGGGGCTTTTCGTAACCTTGACAGCCCCGACATCTGCGCCCTATGGCAGCATGACCAAAGGCAACCGCTCGCCCGCCAATCGGCCGGCACGCTCATTTTGCAGGAAGACAGCGTTGGCGTGCGTTTTGATTTCGAAGTCGATCCAGAGATTTCGTGGCACAGGGACGCAATCCGCTCCATTCAGCGCGGCGACGTAACGCAAATGTCGTTCATGTTTACTGTGCCATGGGAAGAGGGCGCCGAAATATGGGACGAATCTGACCCGAGCATGCCGGTTCGGACGGTCCACAAGGCGGATTTGTACGAAATCAGCCCCGTAACATGGGCCGCTTATCCTCAGACGACGGTCGGTGTCCGATCGGCGGAAGAAGTTTTCGAATCGTTCGCGGGAAGACGTAACAAGCCTGCACGAGATATATCTTTGCTTCGCAAAAAACTTGATCTGATTATGGAGGTATGAGCCGAACATGAAAAAATCTATTGAGCTTCGCCAAAAGAAAGCAAACCTCGTTAACAACTCTCGCGAATTGCTGGATCGCGTGGAGAAAGAGGGCCGTTCGCTTAACACTGAAGAGAACACCCAATACGACCGCATCTGGAAGGACATTGAAGGGCTGAACGCGGACATTGAGCGGCACGAGCGGCAAGAGCAGCAGGAAGAAGAACTGCGCGGGGCCGCGACTCCTCCGTTTCACCAGAATCCGAACGGCGGTGCTGGCGGCGAAAACCGCGGCGCGTCCGATCCGCGGGCTACGGAAGAATACCGGGCAGCGTATAGCCGTTTCTTGCTGAACGGCACAGGCGCTTTGACGTCTGACGAAGTGCGTGCAATGCAGGCGGCAAACGATCCGGCAGGCGGGTTCATGGTTGCGCCGATTCAATTCGTTCAGGCACTTCTGAAAAACGTTGACGACGCCGTGATTATCCGTCAGCTCGCATCGAAAATCACAATCGCAACAGCTGCCGGCCTCGGTATTCCGACGCTCGAAACGGATGTTGACGACGCTGACTGGACGGCTGAACTGGCAACAGGCAACGAGACGAACGATATCGGCATCGGTAAACGCGAACTGCGGCCGCATCCGCTCGCAAAGCGTGCGAAAATCTCGAACAAGCTGTTGCGCTTGACTTCAGGCGGCATTGAACAGCTTGTGCTTCAACGCCTATCGTACAAATTTGGCGTGGCGCAGGAAAAGGCGTTTATGACTGGCGACGGCAATCAGAAGCCGCTCGGCATCTTCACGGCCAGCAACAACGGCATTAGCACGGCTCGCGACGTTGCGACTGGCAACACGGCGACCGAAATCACCTTCGACGGCCTGAAAGAGGCGAAATACACGCTGAAAGGCGCGTACTGGAATATGGCTCGCTGGATTCTCCACCGCAATGCTGTTAAACAAATTTCCAAGATCAAAGACGACAACGGCCAATATATCTGGCAGGATAGTGTCGTCGATGGCGACCCGGATCGCGTGTTGGGCTTTGCTGTTTCGATGTCGGAATTCGCGCCTAACACCTTCACAACGGGCAAATACGTCGGTATTCTTGGCGATTTCTCGAAATATCAGATCGTTGATGCTCTCGACATGTCCATTCAGCGACTCGTCGAGCTGTACGCGCTGACCAACCAAACCGGCTACATCGGCCGTTTGGAAACGGACGGCATGCCTGTGCTTGAAGAAGCATTCGTGCGCGTAAAACTGGGATAATTCAACCAAAACGGAGGGGATTCTATCAATGAGAGACCTTAAAAGCAACCTTGATTTCGTTGCCAGCTTCGCGCCGGCAGCCCGTACCGCATCTGCTAACGGCACGGCAGTTGATCTTGCCGGATTCAACGCATCGCTTATTCTGATTAACGCCGGAACTATCACAGACGGCACGCACACGCCGAAGCTGCAGGAAAGTGACGACAACAGCACGTTTACAGACGTTGATTCGTCTGATCTTCTCGGTTCGTTCGCGGCACTTACGTCGAATTCGATCCAGAAAGTCGGATATATCGGAAATAAGCGCTATCTCCGAGCTGTCGTCACCGTTTCCGGTGCTACCACAGGCGGCGTATATGCAGCAACCATCGTCCGCGGCGAAGCAAGTA